GGGGTTCATCCTCCCAAAGAATGTCCACGCTATACTTGTCGGAATAGGTGGCGGGGGTAGTTTCGTTCCCCTCCTCGTCATAGACGGCGGGGGTAACTACGAGGTTGCCAAGTTCCACCACCGCTACCACCTTTGAGGAATCCCAAGTGGTGTTGCCCTCGTCATCGGTGGTTTGAATCTTTTTGGATGCCGTAGCCCATTGCGAAGGGGTATAGGCGTATTTGCGTAGTTTCATCTTAAAGAGTTGTTAGGGCGATTGCGTCCGCATCAGTTAGGGCAGTTTTGAATACGAGGGCTTGTTTTACCAAACCTTCCATTGGGTTACTTCCCGAACCGCTTTTAAATTGTATTTGGTCAAGTCCTATTGGTGTTCCCGTTAAAGTTGTATCCGTGCCTTCCAACACGCCATCAATAAAAATTTTAAAAGCACTTGAATTGTAAGTTAGGGCAATTTTATGGTTATCGGTTTGAGGATGTCCCGACACATCGTGCGTACCCGTTGTATTACCACCCGTAGACATAAACGCTTTAATCCGTCCAGCACTTTCGTCATATTCCAAAGAAACACGATTGTTAATACTTCCGTCGCTAATGCTAAAACGGCGAGAATCGCCACCATCACTTATGCCCTTCATTTCTAAAAACAAAGTACCTTCGCTATCATTCAATAAACTCGCAATTCCCGTCTTGCTACACGACTCGCTATTTCTTGAGTTTGATGTTCCGTAGGTGGGGATGTACGAGGTGGGGTAAGATGCTTGTTCGGTTTGGAATCCGTAAGCAAAGAAGCCCTCACCTACTGATGGATAGTTGCCATAACTTCCATTTCCACTCATATAAATACGAATTGAATCATAGAGTAAATTATCGGTATATGTAATTCTATACCATCCATTGCCGTAATCAACCATATCGGTAGTGATGCCACTTGCTCCCGAATGTGTGCCATCTAAAAGGTTGTAAAAAGCATTTTTTGCTCCCGCTCCCGCTTGGTTTACGACAAGATAAGGACTTTCATCTGCTTTGAAAAATCCAGAAAAAGTGTAATCCACTCCAGTTGTAAGACTTGAACCCCCCACAATATATGCAGTACCCGATGTGTAAGCCACCTTTGAGGCATTAACTACCCCCTCTGGCGATGTGGTTTCATTTGATGTAATACTTACACCAGTCTTTGACAATCCGTCTATGTATTCCGACTGCGTTACCAAATTTTGCCGACTCGGCTCCAAAAGTAGCGAAGGACACGAAGCACCCCCCGAATAGTCAAGGCGGGGCATATCATTGGTGATTCCCGTAATTACGCTCGTGGTCGTAGTTTCTACATACTCTTGCGCTACGAGGCCGTAATTCAGTTGGGCGTCTTGGATGTAGATGGAGCCCGTAACATTTGCCGTTCCATTACTAACGTAAACACGAAAATTGTTTGTTGCGGTTGCAGAAACAGTAATACTGCAACGATGCCACCCAGAGCCAATTGATTCAATTTTAGAATCTAAAGGAGTGCCTACAAATTGGCCACCAAGTGCGCCAGTAGATAAATTAAAATAGCGACCTTGAGAAGCGTGGGCAGAATATAAAGTAATGCCTATTTCACTTCCAGCTTTTGCATAAATTGAAAATGTAGTAAGGCCACCAATAGTTGCATCTTGATAAATAAAGCCACCAGCAGAAGTAGCCGTTAAAAGCCAAGCATTGTTCGTGCCATCGTATCCAGCTTGTCCGCTTGTTTCAGTAGAGCTTGAATTTAACCAACTCGTGCTAAAAGTGTTACTCTGCAACAATAGGTTTACTTTGGCTTTCTCAATGTAGCCGTTGGCCGCCACCCTCGTGGCCTCAATATCGCTACCGCGTGAGAAGGTGAAGTCACCCGTGCCGTCAATCGGCTTGACACTATATAAAGTGCCATCGGAGTATCCGCTCGGAATTTGCACCAAAGATGCACTATCAAAAAAAGAACTCATATCAATTTAAGTTAAATAGTTGGTCAATTAGGCAATCTTCCGATTCTATGGTTGCCCCATCTTCCGTCATTCGTAGAATATAGGTATCCCATAATTCATAATAGTTATCCTCTCCCAAATCTTGCAAGGCTGCTACCAAGCAGTTGTAGCCCTCAAGCGTACCGCCATCGGCCTCAACACGAGCTTGGAAAGCAATAGCAATGTCATTGATGGGAGCGAAGCAAGGAGGTGCGCTTTCGTTTTGGATAGATAGCGTATTGCGGTCGGTGTCTCCCCACCAACTGCTACAATACACATCTCCCCAACTTATTAGATTACTCATCTTTTGCTTCTTCCTTTAGAAATAACTTTAGTTTACGGATATTTTGCATCTTGGGCTTGTAAGTCCTTTTAGAGAACCCATCCGCTTCTTTGTACATCCCTATCGGGGTAGATGTCTTCGTTAACATTTGTGTTGTATTCGGGGTAATCACTTTGATGAAATGACATAAAGTCCACAAATCGCTGAACATAGTATTCAGCCGTCTTTCTTGATTTCTCAACCAAGTAGTCAACCTCTCCTTTCTCTACGCTCGTAGAGTTCTCGCTATTGTGTTTGAACACTCCTCCGTTGGCAATCGTATACGCTGCAAAGGGGAGATACTCCATCATAGCAAAGTGAATCAGCATCGGCTGAACATAGTCGTTGACCAATGACAAGTAGTTGCCCGAAAGCGTTCCCGCAAGGATATCCGCAGAAATCTTGTCGTAGAGCTTCGTACCCAAGTAGTTTTGGATATGGATTTGTTGGGCAATCTTGATGAACTGAATGAACTTGTCAGTATCCACATTACCACCCAATGCGGTATTGCGTACAATGTCCTCTCGTTTAATGAATAAAGCCGTTGCCATTAGTTACGGGGGTTTAAGAATCCTTCATTGGGCATATCTACGGGGCGAGTAGCGACCTTCTTGTCGTTGACCTCCAACTCTGCACCCTCTTTCTTGGCTTTGTTTACGCTAATCTCGGCATTGGGGTTCTTGGCATCTACGCCTACTGCTCCCTCTTTAGCCATAAAGACCTTGCGCATCCAAAAATGATGGCAACGCGCTCCTCCTTTGTAGAGCCAAATGTCGTAGGTGGGGTCTCCATTCGGGCCAAAGCCCTTGCCGTTTACTGATACATCATTTACCACCTTGTCCCCCATAGCGATAATGTCTTCCTTGCGATAGACCTTCTTTGCGCTAATCATCTTCTTGCAGAAGTTGCGTGAGTTGCTTCCCGCTTTTTCGGGGGCGTAGCCATAACGCACCTTGTAGATGCGACCTTCGGGAGTTACGCCATCTTGTTTGCTCTTGGCATTGGGGAATGCCGTTCCAGTAGAGGCGAACTTGGTCATACGCTCCATAGCATCTTCCGCTTCGTAGTCTACGGGGGATTCCTCTACCAATTCCCATTCATCCTCGTTGATGACCTCGCCCATCTCGTCCAAAAGATTGAACATACTATCAAGGTGGTCATCGTTGGGTTCTTGTTTGGATAGTTTGATTCCCGTTTCTTCTTCCATCGTCTCTTGGTCTACGACCACACCCTCTTGGAACTCTAATGGTTGGAGAGTCTTGAAGTATAGATTCAAAGAGATGTCGTTGTAAGAAAGAATCTTGTCCACCCCATCCAAAATAGTCTCTTGCATAGGACGGATGACAGTATTGTCAAACAAGGTAGAGGCGGTCTTCAATTCCTCTGCGTTGTTTCCCAATCCGCTTTGGTCTTTAATACCCAAAAGCATCGGAGAGGTAACGCGGTGAGCAACCATCAGCTTACGCATTGCCTCATCAGCCAAGAATTGGTATTGGTCGGAGGCATCAGAGAGTTGTACGGGCGTAATGTCCGCAGCCATCTCCTTGTTGTCGTTGAAGGCAAGGATAAACTTACCCGCATTGCTCGTTCCGCTAAACTTCTCCCCAATGCGGTTCTCAATCAAGTAACGCTCTTCCTCCGTTGGGACTCCGTTATTGAAGTTGATGAGCATTGAAGGACTCATTCCGTTCTTGATGTTGTTGAGGTGGTAGTTTGCTACTTCCTCTTCAAGCTCCGCATA